AAGCTCCTCGAATGACAAATTAGACACCGATTCAATAGCTTCGGCGGTAGCTTCTGGATTACTCATAATGTTTGTTTAGAACGCCATTTACGCTCGGCGGTGCGTGTTCGTGAAGAATCAACACTATAATCATTAGTATGTCAAGCAGTTTAGTAAGGTATGGAAATTGACACAAAAAAGAGGCCGCAGGGAAAACGAAAACCCTGCGACCTCTAGTATGACACAAACCACAAAACACACGCTAACTACAGTGGTCAGACATTCACCAGCGCACGGCAACTAAAACACAAAGTTGAAAACAATGTCAACTATTTTCAACTTCCAGCAACGACAGCAACTCGTCCAGTGTGGAAACGCTTCCGACGATCTTCATAACTTCGTTAGGCTCAACGCATTGGCGAAGGTCAGCAAAGAAACGCTCACGCTCGTCTCGGACAAATTGCACGATAGCCTTGAACTCGTCACGATCAGAGAGAGATTCAATGGCTTGCTGGATGGTTGGTTTAGGTAGTGATGTCATTGTTTTTTTAATTTAATTGCTGACATTATAGACTCTGCAATAGTTGGTTCTTTCATAAATGAAAGATTTCCTCGTTCTTTTTTATATTGAGAGACAATTTTATTTGCCTCTTTTGATTGCTCTTCAGTAAAATTGCCTGCGCTTTCATCTCCAGTAATAATTCTAGCAATTAGCGTTTGTTTTAGGAACTTTTCATTTTCTGGTTTCCCATATTCAGCGCCTTTGAAAAATGACAATTGTTCTTGAGTAGGCTTAAATGATGGATTGTATTTTTTTTCATCCATAAAATGACGAAGCCTTTCGTTATCAATAACATACTGTTGATTTTTCTTTTCAATTTTTGAATAAGGATTTAACATGACAACCCGTGGACTTTTAGGATCGGAGTCATTCATTCCAGCACCATACGCCCATCCTGTTACATTTGGATTATCCTTGAAATACTTTAAACTTTCAGGGTCTGGAGGGACTACTGGAATAGGTTCTGGATTGCTTTCTTTCTTGACTAAAGATTGCCTTTCTTTTGATCCAAGAAGATATTGTTTAAGTATATCGTTTTTTGGCATAGCTATTACTTTAGTTGTTTTTTGGTTTATTGAATTATTGGCTTAGGTAGTGGGGTCATATTATTACTTGCGCTTTTTGATTCCAGCTTCGGACATTGCGATTGCGACCGCTTGTTTCCGATTTTTCGCCAATGGGGCTTTCTTTGGTCCTTTGGGATTCACTCCTGCATGGAGAGTTCCTGCCTTATATTCACCCATGACTTTCGCCACTTTGGCCTGTTTAGCGGCTTTTGTTTTTGGCTTTTTCATAGACTACTTGCGTTTAGCTTTTTTCTTAGGCATGCGGCCCATCTTGATTTCAATCTCGACGTAGCCCTTGCCTTTTTTGCCTTTGCCGTATTCTTTTTCTTCCTTGTGGCCGCAGCCATTTGATTTGCTTTTCATAGAGTTACTTCATTGATTTGCTTCCGCTACACTTCCATTTACGCCTTGATAAATTGTTTGGCGAGTTGGGATCGGACTTCCAATCACCTTTAATCTTAGCAGAGCGAGCGCAGTAGGAATCGCCACGGGACGAGCCGGGAGAAATCGTTGCTCCCTTTTGCCCATACTTAACGGTCTTCTTGCGTCCAGTGTCAGGATTGGTGACTACTTTTTTGAACCGCTTCTCCATTACTTTTTCTTTGCTGTTTTAGCAGACTGCTTGAAATCTTGGGCTGAAGGAGCCTTCTTTGAACCCACTTTATTCATCTTTTCGCCGCTGCCAGCTTTAATGCGGGCTTTCTTGGCATTGACGTTTGCGTACAGTCCTTGTTTCATGTGGTTATTGCTATTTAAATTTTAAAAGATTTGATATTTGATACGGCAAGTTGAATCTAAAGTTTGGAGGAGGTGCAGGCGAATTGACGCTAATTTGTGGCATTTGGCGAGCTTCTTGTAGCCTTTGTAACTCACTAAAATATTTTGGGTTTTCTTTCTGTAGATTTTTAAATGATTCATTTATTTTGGATTGATCTTCTGGACTATTTCCAGAAGAATAACTCCAACCTTTACCTAGTGTATACAAATCCTTTCCCTCCTTATACGCTTGTTCCGCTGGGGCTAGAGCAGCAGATAATAGCCCTAACTTTAAATTTGCCGTTCCTTTAAGTAATGATTTTAAATTAAGATCAACTAATGGTTGCTGGTTATTTAATTTTACTTTTTGATACTTTCCTTCACCAACGTGCTCCCACAGTTTTATTGACGAGGATGGCAGTGATTTTCTTGGCTGATTAGTGGCAGGATCATTACTGGGGAAGTAAGTGCTACCCTTACCATGGCGACCTTGGGTTGAGGCTTCTAGTTTTTCCGATGTTTCAATAATGTAATGCTTGGGTTCAGCTTGTGCATAGCCAATGTTCACTGCTCCTTTTGCAAAAGAAGGCGAAGCTGTTGGGCGATTTCCCAAATTAATTTTACCAGGTTCTTTTTCAGGACCGTAGTTTGCTCCGGCTTCTGCTGCTGACCGAATCATCCCAGATTTCTGAATGTCTTGAGCCGCCGCATCACCCCTGATAACCCTATAGAATTTATCAGGGTTGGCAAAATATTCTTGTTTTACATATTTTGGCATAAGTTTGTTATTGCGCCATGTCTTGTGTTCTTATGCCGCCCATTTGGGCAGGAGTTGTTCCAATACGACCGATCTCAGCGTTCTGGGCCTGTTGTAGCTGGAATTGGTAAGCCTCCATGTATTTCTGGAGACGACCACCAAACGCTTCGTCGGACTGTGCGCGTTGCATGATGTCCGGTTGCTGGACATACGCCTGCACCATCTGCATTGCGATCTGTGCGCCGTTGGGCTGTGCGGGAACCTCGATACCAGCAAAGATCTTCGCAAGGTCGTCAGTGACGCTCTTGGCGACCTTCTGTTGCGCCTCCTCAACAGGTTGCAGAACGTAGTCCGCAAAGATCGGGTTGATGCTCGACGCGGTGAACTCAAGGAGCTTGTTGACATCTAGAACGCCATTGCGATCAAGTTGAACAAGCGATACCATGTTCTTGAGTTGCGTCTCCGCAGTCTCTGGGTCAGTGGTCAACGAGTCAAATGACACCGTAATGCTAAAGTTCTCGTCGGGGCTACCCTTGGTCATCGTCTGGGGGTTGGGATTGCCAGTGACTTGGAAGAAAACCTCGTCCGGTCCCATGCGCTGATACAGCTTCCACGCCATCGTCAATACGTCGCGGACATGATCGAGGAACTTTCCAATGTAGAATTGTTGACGAGCAGCCGTGAGCGGGTTAGTGAGATCAAGACCAACAGCGCGGTCTGCTTGCGCTCGCATAGACATCTCTGATTCAATGGAACCTTGGTCCATTTGCGGAACTGGCCCCCAAGCAATCTCGCCAAGACGACGATAAGGAACGCGACGGCCCGGACCCCAATCGGAGGGAGGACGACCAGCAGGGTGCATCAGCGGCGGCAAGGTGGCCAACGAAGCTCGGTCGATCCGGCTGTCACGTTCGGTCTTGATTTGCATCTGCGGACCACGGAGAATGTCGGAGAACGTTTGCACTTCATACATCCGCCTTTGGTCATTCGCTAGTCGAGTCACAACGAACGGGTAGTCATCGTATCCATTGAGAAGCTCATGCTTTGCGTAGCCATCTGTAGTCGGGTGGAATACGGTGCAGTAGATACCTTCGCTGCCGTCCTCTTCGTCAATCAGACGCTGGTAGCCATAGACCACCATGACAAGGTCGTTGTCGTCAGTGATGGGCAAACGAGTCACGGTTTTTACGCTCTCGCCATCAAGATACATGGAGTCTTTACCACGCAGATTTGAGATAGCGTGATCGACCCACTTCCGATCCCATCCTTCATTGGTAACTTTCTTCTCAAGCTCTTGAGCAGTCAGGAACGTGCGCCAGAAGATGTATGGTGCGCGTTGAGGGTCGGAAACATACGGAGGGAAGATGACTTCTCCATCTGGGGCGCACGAATAAACAATCGGGCAATCAACGGTTTGACGAGGGAGTGGGATTTCAGCCATCCCGGTCTTCCGCATGTCTCGGATTGCCTTCTTAGCTCGTTTGTTCGACAGGTCGGGGAATCCTTGTTGGATCAATCCCGTGAGCATCTCGTCATCGTTCCCATCAATAATAAGGTTCGCTAGATCAGGGGATTGTTGGGCAATTTGGTCGATGGTGACTTGTTGCAGATATGTTCTTTTTTCTCGCTTCCATCCAACATAGGATACCATAATCCCCTTCTCTAGCAAATAGTTCGCACCCAACTCCATCTGGTTCTTGAAGTCAGGAATATAGGTTGAGCGCATCCACTTGAGGAACGACGACACAACAGAAGCTCGCGGCATTGATGCCATAGACGTTGGAAACGCCTTGATGTGGCTGCGCTGGAGTGCTTGGTCAAACAGAGACACATACATGTCAATCCGCTCACCAACCACGTTAACTTCTTGATCTGAAGCACCTTGCCACGGGAATGCGTTTGCTCCGTTCTTGCGAAGATCGTCAGACTTGCCATCCCAAATGTTGCGACGGTCATTGTAAGACCTCAAGCAAGACTCAAAATAGTATTCAAGATCAATCAGGCAAGTATCATACGCATCAGTTAACGCATTAACGTCTGGCTCTTTGTCAGCGTAAATAAGGGATTCGTCCTCTAGTTCTAGTGATTCAGTCATGATGCGTATTCGTAAAAGTCTTCGGGGTCGGCAGATACTAAGCACACTTTGATGCGTTTGCCAACAAGTTTATTTGATAGGCGGGAAGGGCATTTTACCGGAACCGCTAGCCCATCCATGCGGACGATAACCCAGCTTGGGTTGTTGCAAACACGCATAACAATGAAATCATCATCAATTTGCTGCTCGATAAGGCTATCAAGACTGCATGGTGACTCGTCAATAATTAGCGTTTTCTTTGCAGGTCGCCCCCGTTTCGCTGCTTTAGCTGCTTGTTTTTTCATACTAGTATCCCCCAGACCCGTGAGTTGTAACAAATGATTGGCTATTGTCAACGTGATCGAGATTTGCAATGGCGGCGTAGCGACAAACATCAATTGGATCTTTCCACGCTTCCTTAAGCCCACCTTCGCCAGTGTATTCAGAGAGTGCTTGAATGATGTTCTCGCAGTCGCTGCTGACGTAAAAATGCGGTCTGTTTACAGAATCCAAAGGTCGAGCGGTATCCCACGACATCTTGCCGATCAATGCTTGAAGCCCATCGTCAATATCAAGCCCCGGTGCGGGGATGCAAACCATTCCTGATTCGCTTAGGTCTTCAATGATTGAGGAAGAACCGTCTTGTGCTTGGTATTTTGCGGCTCCAAGGCGGGGGTCGATCAATCGCTCAAAGATTTCCTCGTCGCCTTCCATCTCTTGTATAGCCTCAATGTAGTCGCGGATGCCAAACCCTTGGCCTTTAGACCCCGGCCCCGGCATCCACTTCCCGCTTTTCCATTCAGCCCAGTCACCAACGTCAACTCCCGGCCACTCACGGTAAAC